AGTTTTTAACCTCTCATACATGTCGCGATCTGTTCTAAACAGTCGAGACTGCTCAGTCAAGTTGTAAGTCTCTTTGGCAAACGGGTTTTTTGTGCCTGCAGGGATGTCACCTGCATAGCTGCGTCCAGAAGGCGCGCCACCTCCTTGAGGTTTTGGTGCTTTTTGCATGTAGCTCGGCAATGACTTGGCCCATTCACTAATTGGCTTACGTTCATAGCCGTTGACAACAACAACAGTGCCATCAGCCTCGCGTTCAATCTGATCTGGCTTTAACAAATCAGCTTTAAAAACAATGCTGGGATCATGCACGACATCAGCTAACGCAGTGTTTGCGGGCGCAATCAACTCAAGTTCTTTCACCTGAGCTTCTAATTCTGCGATGCGCTTGTCCTTTTCCGATGTCGCCTCACGGAACTGCTGCTCCAAAGCCTGTCTTGCTTCGGTGTACTTGCCCTGTTTTTCCATGTTTGCTTGAGCTTGCCGATCAACTCGAAGTTTTTCTTTTCTAGTGCTTGTATGCTGTTTTTTAACGCATCAAGCTCGGAATTGTTTGGAGCTTCTGGAGACGTAGTCTCTTGAATTTGCTCTTCAGCCATGAATAACCCGTAAGGTTGTTTTCAAGACCACTTTACCTTTGATGCCCAGAATGCGGCAGATGTTTTGCCCTTCGCGATATTTTTTGCATGGCGTGCTTTAAAAGACTTGCGTTTAGCTTTGTCCGAATCACTCTCGCCTTTACGCGGAGGTTTCGTTTTAGCGCCCTGCTGGCCAAACCGTATGAGCTTCGGTTTATCGCCAACCTTGACGACAACAGCGTGACTTTTACCGCTCGAATGGTTCGGCGTACGAATCGGCTTGTCAAAGCCTTGAAACGTGTGGCCACCACGTTTGATCTGGGCCATTACTTTTTCTTGCGTTTTTTCTTTAACAGATCAGCGTCAGCAGTTCTTGCTCCGCCTTTGCCAGAAACAAAGCTGTTGACTCTGCCCATAGCCCAAGCTGCCATTGGCACGTTGCGCGAGCCACTCGACAGGTAGGCACCTTGACCGCGCCTATAGACAGCAGCCAGCTGCCTATAGGTAAACCGCGACTTATCAGCCTTTTTTTTGAGCGCGGCCTTTGTTGCCTCGCTTAGTGGTTTTCTTTTTGGTGCCACCTTGTTGAGTCCGGGATGCAGAGACGGATTTGATGTCAATGAACTCGCCACGCTTGTAAGCGTCAGCAGTTCGCTTGATCTCACGCGCTTTTGCAGAGCGATTCTTAGCACCTGACAGGTACTTTTTCGGCAGGCCAGTGGCCTTGTCCTTTGGGGTTCGTCTCTGCTTGCGTGCCATTACTTCTTTTTTTTCTTGGGCTTCTTCTTACCCATAGCCGACTGAGGCTTTTTAGGTCCGGTGTAACCAGGCATCAGGCGTCCTCCTTAGGTGCTTCTGTTTTAGCAGCTTTGCCTTTCGCCGCAGGTTTACGCGGAGGACAAGACGGTGCAGCCTCTTCCTGTTGCACCTTGAACTTGTACTTAGCTGGGAGAGCCATAAAAACCCTGCAGGGACAAATACAATCTACGCTTTCTTGGTCTCGTCAACAAACTTAAAGCCGTCTTTTTTCGCGAGCTTTTCGATGTAATCGAGCTCGCTGCGCTTTGCGCCTTTGACGTGCTGCTCCTTAGGGTCGCCGACACCAATCGGCTCGATGAATCGTTGGTCAGCCATCAGTCGAGTTGCACGAGAAAGATTTCATAGGCAAATAGACGTTCTTTCGTCATCTGAGCGTTGACCTCCTTGCGTTTAACCATGTCTACCCGATAGCGAACGCCGGAAGGCATAAGCACCTCCTCTTCGTTTGACATCGAGGACAGTTTCGTAATGTCGACTCCCTTCTTGTTTTTGACGCGGAAGGTCAGATGGTTGCCGCTGCCAATGGCAAACTCGTCGGCAATGCCCTTGTTCTTCGACCAACTCTCGAGAGCCCTTACCGACTTGCCCTCTGTAAGTGCCTCAAGGATCCTGTTCATGTCCTTTGTGCTTGCGTTGAGGCCTCGATAAACAACGCCGTTGAATTTAGGAGCTTTAGCGATATAGCTCTCAAGCAGCTCGATGTCCTTGTCGACCTTTTTGCTGCCCTTGTAGCGCCGCATCTGCGCCTTCTCGTAACGGGTTAGCGCAATGCCATCGGCCTCTGCTCGACGGAACTGCTCTGCCCTTGCGAACCGGAAACCCTCGACGGACCAATCCTCGATCGCCCCTAGCTCTTCCTTGCTTGGTTTTAGGAAGCCGGAGGCCGCAGGTGTCGGCTTCGGGGCAGGCTTTGGCTTTGGCTTTGGCTTTGGCTTTGGCTTTGCGTTGATCTTCGACACCGGGCCGTAAGCCTTTTTGAGGTCGTCGATCGTTTTCTCGCTGCCGTCTTCGCGGACAAACCTACGAATTGCCCCATCAGGGCCGTATTTCTTTGAAAGGGCTGTAAAGTACCCAACCTGCCCTTTGTCGCCTAGAACCTCCTCCTGCAGGGTTTTTGGTTGCCGCTTGAGCCAAGCTCCGTAAGTCTCACCGTCAGGAATGTTTTTGTCACTATTAGGGCGCCCAATCTTGCTTGGTGGTGGCGGGTTTAAGCCCAAACCCTTGTAATCAATAATTGGAACAGTTGTTGACCGGCAGTTAAAGTGTTGCGGGGGTATTGGCCCTTTGCCGTAGTCGTGTTCAGTGCCGTCAAGAGCACGGCAAATTGGCGAAGTGCGGCTGTCGAGCGTTGCGGTGTATCGATACTTTTTTGTGATGTCTTGATTGGCCTCGTAAGCCTTCATGCTTGCAGCGTTAGCGACCTGATTGATACTCGTCCTGACAACCGTTCGAATCTGATTGTTTGCTTTTACCGTGGACGCTCCTCCCGCGCGTAAAAGTTGCGAGATCGAGCCTGAGTCACCTTTTTGCAACCTGCCAATAAGTCGCCGTGTAATCGATTCTGTCGACTCGCCCGTAAGGAATCCATTCCGCACGGCCTGGCCAAACGCCGCAGCTTCACGCTCAGCCATGTTCTCGAACGAGCTTTTAAGCACCTGCCCGTTAGGCAGCGTCAAAGTCACACCATCAGCAATTGTTACCCGCACGGTTTCGCTCGCGCCGGTTACTGCCGCCTGCAGGTCATCGCTAAGAGAGATGATCCCGCCTTGCGTCGGGTCAAAGCTCGCGACGGCCTCTGCGAACCTAGGGCTGATCTTAACTGACTTGACCAAGTTTCGCGCTGATTCCGGCAAGGCCTCTCGCAATTGCTGCTCAACAAAACCCGCCTGCACCCCGGCAAGATCCTCAAGCTCTTCAATCGATAATGCCGTGCTGTTACCCGCCCATTGCGTTAGCCCCGTTTTTAGCTGCCCGAGAATAGCTGTAAGCCTTTGAGCCTTAACAGGAGCCGAAGCAGTATCAAGACCAGCAAGACGTTGGCAAGTATCCACAAGCAAATCGTTATATGACTGAATAATCCGCTTGGAAACGCCGTTGCTATATCGATTGAGATCGATTGCATTTCGATAAAGATCAGCTGGTGTTGTCATGTTGGTTCAAGGCCTAACTCGTCAGCTGGTGCAATACACAAAGTCGATACGTCTGCCCCATCGCGCAACGCAGTACCAACAGCAACAGTTAGCTGCTCAATGACGTTCACATCGTAGTTGTGAAGAGCCATTTCCGTAACTCCGCAGAGTCTGCCATCGCAAAACCAAGTAAATCTGACAACCGCAAAATACTGGCTATTTAGCTCATCTTGAGCAAAATACAGCACCTGCTTGCGTGGTGGCCTTGGCCTCTGCAGCTTGTCTAGCCAACTCATTATTCAGCATCCTCGACATCCTCCGCTTCTGGCATCGTGTTTTTTTCTGCTCGTTTTGGTGTTGGCTCTGGCTTGTTCATCTCTATCAACCCACCGCTTTGCGTAGCCTCTAATTCGTTCTCAACGTCAAAGTCATCGCCGAGCACTTCACCAGCCTCTAACTGCAACAGCAAAGTTTCCTGTGTGATGGTGCCAGCGGTGTAAAGCTGCAACAACGCTTGGATTTCTAAAGGCTCAAGCCTTGTTCCCATGAAATCACGGTTCACCAAACTGCTGCCAGCGTTTGCTTCTTGCATGTACTGAGCATGAAAACGCAAAGAATTGTCGATCATGTCTTGCATCTGCTGCGCCACGACCATCATCGTGCTGTCACCTTGACTGCGGTCAATGCGCTTGGCTTCTGCAGTTTCACCAACCAACTTGGAACCAAGCACAGCAGCCAAACCTAGTTCGTTGATTTGTATTGCAATTTGCTCAAGCCTGCGAAACTGTGCTTCATAACTGTTGCCTGCCGGTTCAATATATTGTGCAGAGGATCCCTCCGGCAATGCCATCGCTTCGCCTGGGCCTGCACTGATTTCTTCCGTAGCCTGCGGAAAGCCAAAGATTGCCAACATTGGAACCGCGCTGATATGCAACTGGTTGCTTAGGTCAGATTGCACCTGATAGTGCTGCAAATTTAATTCAGCAATATCTGCGAGAGGTGGGATTGATTCCAGCACTCCCATACGGTTTGAATAAGCGACACTGAACGGAATCTCACTCAAGCTTGTGCGGCCTTCATCAACAACTTTAAAATCACCTTGCTGATCTTTCTGATGAATTTCAAAAGCGCCAGGAGTTAAGACTCTGACTTGCTCAACTTGCTTTTCACCATACAAACCATCAGGCACAACAATCTTCTCCTGCAGCCTAAGTTGCGTTAATTCTTGCTTGCCATCTTTCAGCTCTGTGCGCCAGCCTAAAATATCTCTTGGCGTATAACTTACGTAATAAGGTCTACCGTTTTCGCCAGAAGCCGGAGCATCTACGAGGACGCCGACGTGCCCATATCGAATGCAAATTCTGCTCGTCTGGAACAACCACGTCT